GGAATTCGGTTGGAAGCCTTTCATATCAGATATTCAGAAACTCTTTGATGTGTTTCTGAACACGACCGAATACATCGCTAACATTGTTAGGGATAACGGTCAGTGGATACGAAAGCGCCGTGTGTTAGAAGAGTCAGATGTGTTTTCATCTCCTGCTTCTGTGGGCCTCGGTTCCGCGACAATTCCGTCTTCGGAAATGCGCGACGTCGAGGGATTTCCCATGTGTCAGTTGATGAATACACCCTTTTCCGGTCAAGGACGTGGATATTGCGTTCAGTCTAATCGAGACATTAGTCGCGTTTGGGCTGTCGGCGATTTCAAGTTCTACCGGGATGAGTTTGATGTGCCAATAGATCAGAATTCTATTGATCTGATTAATTCCGTTAGGCGGTTAATGACCATCTACGGTTTGCGCATCAACCCGACTCTACTCTATAAAGTCTATCCTTGGACATGGGCGGTCGATTGGTTCACCGGTCTCGGTAAACACATCGAACGCCTTGATGATTTCATCCAAGATGGAATTGTCTCCAGGGGTCTCTGCGTTATGAAAACCACGACGAAGGTGATGACGAAAACTTCAGTCCTCAACTTCTATAGTGGTCAACTAACGTTGAATTTTCAGCGTTGGTACACGTTTAAACAACGTGAGTACGCAGACACCGGTCTCTATGGTTTCAATGTCCCGTGGAATCAATTAACTCCACGACAATGGGCTATCCTGGGGGCGATCGGTATTAGCCGAACGTCTACTGGATATATCTCCCGTGGTGCATAGCACGGACATCCCTTTGGAAAGGATTGTTCTCATCACGGATTAACTCCAATATAACTTCTGGAGGTCATCCACGATGCTTACCGATCCACAATCGATTACCGTAAATACAGTTGCTAAGAGCATGCCCAAGGTGCAGGACGACGGACAACATTCCGTCTACGCGATGGCAGATGGCAGCTTTAAGCTTGACATCCGTCATACGTCGAGAAAGGTCGATAAACTCGGCCGGACTCGCTCCCTTGCGACGTTCACACAAACAGCCTCGGTGACAGACGCCATTACTGGTCTCTCTCGCCTTGATACTCTTGTGTTCTCTGTGCAGATTGATCGTCCGGATTCCGGATTCTCATCTACGCAGGTTCAGCAACTGGTCGCCGGCTTCAATGCCTGGCTGACTTCAACGATCGTTGACAAGCTTTACGGGCGCGAGTCTTAGACTCGAGCTCACAAAGGAGGAGTTTATGAATCTGTCAAAAATTATCTCCCTCATTAATATGACGGAGAACGTTCTTGCAGAATTGCAC